TTGTTGTCCCGTAGATTGAACTTGATTGGAGATATTCACAACCATAGGGTTGGAAGAAGGACTAGGCGTCATTGCTAACGCCATCCCTTCTGTTTCTTCAAAAGTCAACTCGTAGTGGATGAGGAGTTCGACAGTCAGCACAGATGTACTAGCCGGTCCTCCAATGATAACAATGCTTGTGGGCAATGCTCCAGAGGATTTCCAGTCAGTGACGGCTGAAGAGGGGGTACTTTGGGTAGGAGTGTAGAAGTTGGCTCGCGGGGCGGCATTGCGGCCGCCGATCACTGCTAGTCCAGAAACATTTCTCAATGGAACGTCGAGGTAGTCGGTTGTTCCGTAGCTCGCATAATTTGATGAAGTGATTTGTTGGCCGTTTTCAGAGGTGTTAGCCCTGATGTAGACCAGACCACTACTCGTCATCGGTGCGGCGATTGAGTTAATGATTAGACCATAAGACACGATTCGAAAGGATTGGATCCCATTGATGGCCGGGTTAGCGGTCATCGCGATGGGAGGTAAGACCATATTCGTTCCAGAGACCACGCCATAAATGACAGGATCGTAGAACCAATTCGGCATGACCATGACTCCTCCGTTTCCAGAGGAGTCTGTTGTGATGGAGTGAATCGAGTGCTTCGTGTACGCGAGAGTTCGAATGTTAGTGGAGTCTGGAAGCTTGGCTCCGATTGCATGTTTGCAAAAGGGGTCGGTGATTCCACAGACGGCCATTCGGACCATTGGTCCGAGGCTGTGTCCAGACGCATTCTTTTGATGGTTCCCAGCGGCCGGCTTTCTTTCATGTCGCGCCGGCGACGACTTTTTGGGGGCTCTCTTAGGGCCCCCCATGTTGACTTTCTTTGGCATATTTTGGTGATAGCGGCAGAATCAGTGGACGTCAGCGGATCCACCCGCGGCCGATTACTCGACCGAGAGTGTCTCCGCCATCTTCTTCCAAGTGATCGCGGCGGGCAATTTCTTCACCGACCTTAGGAGTTGTTCGAAGTCTTTCAAGTCCGCTTTCCCTAGCCCGTACTTGTGGGTCACAAATGCCCACGTCTCGTCGCAATACTCGTGCTTGCGTTCCGTGTGCATCATGTAGTCTTCCTCCTTTGGCGGTGATCCGTTTTTGTTGGATACCAATTTCAACATAGTCTGACAGGCCTCCCTAACGAACGGCACATGATAGTTATCATGCAACGAACTCATCAGGCCGGAACGGAGCACCTCCCCGTTCTTCTTGTCAACAATGAAGCCGATCTTGGCTAATGTTCTTCCAATCTTTGCCCCAGGTAAGAGCGTTGGCACGCCC